CCCTTTTAAAGTTTCAAATATTGTAAAGTCTGATCTTCTTATTCTTTCAGAGATAAAGTTTTCATTTTTAAATCTGTATTGAATTAAGTACTCTACAACCCCAGCAACAGGTTGCCATTGAATAAATAATTTTGAAACTGCTCTATTATCTAAAACAACAATTTTTTCTGTTGCTGTTAAGTTACTTGGTGCATCCTTTAAAGGTGTTAATGTCGTAATTGATCTTGTGGACAGAGTTGAACCATCTTCAACAAAAGCGTACTTGTCGGGATTATGTACAACTGCGACTATTTGATAATTTAAAAGGTCTTGCTCTGTAACAGAAACAACCCTAAAAGTTTGTAATTGCACAGATGTATTTTCAATAACCCAAACGCTGTTAGTTTGTGGAACAGATGAAAAAGCAGAGGAAACAGTGATGGTTGCTCCTGACACGCTGCTTATTGTCTTAGTTTCTAAAGAGCCGTCAGATAAAATCACAGATAAAGTTGCTGAATTTGTTGTTGCTAAATCTGTGTTATTTTGATCATCAACAATAATTTGAGTTGTAGATACTCCTGTTTTTATACGTCCTCCTCTTCTAACCCCTGCCCTCATGGGATCTGCAATATTAATAACAGTTCCAACCCTGACTATTGTTCCGCTTTCTAATGATGCTGTAAATGTGACTGTTTCCGCTTCGTTATTTTGTGTATATAAAAACCAACGTCCAAGCCTTGCCGCCTGACCTCTTGATGTACAGGCAAAACCTGACAAATTTTTAGTAACAATCCCATACTTAGATTGCAATGCGGTATCTTCTACAGTTTCATAATCCACCTCTGCGGTTTCATTATCGAAGTAAGAAACATTCACAACTGAAAATTTTGTGTCTTTACTAGCACTTGAATAAGAAAAACCAGCTTCAGAAACATTACTTAAATTGTATATATAGCTTGCATCTGTAGGTTTATCACAGCTTATGTTTACTGCCCCTGCTGAATAAAAAGGCATTGCTCTCATTACAGAGGCAAGATTATTAATGGTATCGTATGCGGAACGTTGGCTGTTTAAAACTACATTACAAGAAAATCTTGCTTCGGTATTTCCAGTTCCAGTTCCATCATCTACTTGTTCACTTGCATATTGACTGGCAGAGAAAAAACTAAAAACATCTAATGATGATTCTGCAATATGATCTCCAAAACCTTTTGAAGTTGTAAGTAGATCATATAAAATCCATGCTGGATCATTTGACCATTCTTTATCTGTTTTGAAAGTGCCGTTAAATGTACCACTATAACTTATAGATCCATCAGC